GCCCTGACGGGCAAGGATCGAAGCCATGAACGACCGACTGCCAGCGACCCAGCCAACGTCATCGACGTCGCAGCTCGCACTGTCGCCTGACGGCTCGCCGGTGCCGATGCGCTGGGTCGAGGACCTGTTCGCGCGCTTGTCGGCAATCCTCGGCGGCGCGATGTCCAACGTGTACGCGAGCGCCGACCCGGAGCTCGTGAAGGCCGAGTGGGCAGAAGCGCTCGCCGGCTTCAGCGCGGACGAAGTGCGGCGCGGCTTGGCCGGCTGCCGCACGCGCAAGTTCGCGCCGAACCTCGGCGAGTTCCTGCACCTGTGCCGCCCGGCACTCGACCCAGAGGTCGCATGGATCGAGGCAGGGAAGGGGCTGCGCGCGTTCACCGACGGCACCCCTTTCGACTGGTCGCACCCGGCCGTGTACTGGGCCGCGCGAGGCATGGCCTACGACGTCCGCACCGGATCGTTCGAACGACTGCGCAAGCGCTGGGAGGCGGCTCTGCGCGAACAGTTCGGCGCCGGGTATTGGGCGTCGCCGCCCGACCCGTCTGCAAAGCGGCTTGCCCAGCAATCGCAGCAGAACGAGCTGGCCCCATCGCGACGCGAGCACGTTGCCGGTGAGCTCCGCAGCCTGCGCGAGCGGATGACGGGCTACGCAACGAAGGCCGAGCAGGACGCCGCGCTTCAAACGGCCGAGGCATCGGCCATGCGGGATCCGCGCGTATGAACGCGACCCTTCGCCTTGTCGACGATGAAGACCAGCCGAGGCCTGGTCGCCCACGCGAGCCGCATTCGCTCGCCGGTCGTCTGCGGGATTTCTTCGACGCCAACCCTGGCGAAGAGCTGTCATACACGGACATCGCGGTCAAGTTCTCGATCTCGCGCAACACGGCCTACAACGTGGTCCGGCAGCTCGAGCAGCAGGGCCACCTCGAGGCCGTGTACGTCGTGCGAGCCGTGGCTCCGAACCGGGAGAAGGCATCGTGATCGTGCTCGGAATCGACATCGGCATCACCGGGGCGCTGGCTGCTACGGACTCGCGTGGCAGCTGCCAGGTCGACGACCTGCCAACCGTCGAGATCCCAGGCGGCCGCATGGTGCGCCGGCGCATCGACGCTCGCGGGCTGATGGACCTGATCCGGCAGTTCGTGCCTCCGGGTGAGGCGGCTCTGGCGCTCATCGAAGACGTGCATACGATGCCAGGCCGCTTCAACTCGCCACAGACGCAGGGCTCGCTCATGCACAGCCGCGGTGTCGTCGAGACCGTGCTCGAGCTCGCGCGGATCCAGGTCAAGGCTGTGCAGCCGGGCACGTGGAAGGCGTTCTACGGGCTGATCGGTTCGGAGAAGAGCGACGCGATCGACAAGGCGCGCGCGCTGTTCCCGATCGTCGATGGCCAGCTGAAACGTCAGAAGGACCACAACCGCGCCGATGCGCTGCTGCTGGCGCACTACGGTCAGAGGAAGCTAACGTGATCGAGCAGGTCGGCCTCGCGTTCTTCGGCCTCGCCGCAATGTGGCTGGCCACTGGCAAGAGCGCGCGCGGCGTGCGCTGGGCACCGATTGTCGGCCTCTGTGGGCAACCGTTCTGGGTGTGGTTCTCGGTCAGCGCCAGCGCTTGGGGCTTGCTCGTCCTGTCGTTGGCGTACACCGGTGTCTACGCACGCGGAGTATGGCTGCAATGGCGCTGATGGCCGAGATCACCAGCGACGATGTCCCGGTCGTCGCTGACGACGACGTCGTGCTGAACGAAATGCTCGGCGGCTGGCACCGATGGGCAAGCGATGAACGCACGGCGCTCGGCTACCCGACCAGGTCAGCCAGTGCGATGCAGTACCGCGCAAGCCGGCAGTACGACGACGCGAACGGCGCGCTCGACCAGCACGTCGACAATGTCGTGATGGCCGGCATCGACGGTTGCATCAACTCGATCCCGCAGCCTTTCCGGAACGCGCTGCACATCAACGCACGGAACATCGCCACAGGCGTTGCCGTGTGGGAGTCGCCGCGGCTACCGACCAACGAGCTCGCGCGCCAGTTCATGGTGTTCGATGCGCGGGAAATGCTGTTCAAGCTGCTGCGAAAGCGAGGACTGTTGTGAACCCGCAGTCAGCGATTCACCGTTCCTTCAGCCACCACCGTGCGGACGCAATCCGCCGCGGTATCACGTTCGATCTCACGTTCGAGGAGTGGTGGCAGCTGTGGGCACCGCACTGGCTGCGTCGAGGCAGGAACATCGGCCAGAAGTGGATGCTCCCGCTGGCCGCCGAAGCCGGGTTCGTTGCCGGAAACGTCCGAATCGTCACCGTCACGCCGGCCATGAGGTCGCGGCTGAACCCATCGAAGCCGCGGTCGCGCTTGCCGTCGGTCGGCTGCATCCATTGGATCGGCAGGCGCCAAATCGATCACGCTGAAGACTGCAGTTCAGAAGGGTAGGCTTGACACAAGGCTACACACGTCGCTACATTTCGCACCCAAGGCCCAAGCCGCGTCCACGAATTTCGTGATCGCGGCTTTTTTGTTTTCTTTCTTGGAAGGAAATGAACGCGCGATGGACGATCTGACTGATCGGCTGGAGCGCATCGAAGCGAAGCAGGACCTCGTGCTTTCGCTACTCCGGCGCCTGCTGCAATCGCTCGCCGACGAAGGCGAGGTCGAGCGACCATCCGTGTATCTTGACGGCACTGAGCACGATGCTGATGGCGAACGACAGCCAGGCCAGTCGCTCGGCTGATCGTCGCGGGTCTGCCCGTGAGCGCGGCTATACGTGGCGGTGGGAGAAGGCGCGGCACACGTTCCTGCAGCGCCACCCGCTGTGCGTGAAGTGCGACGCCATCGGTATCGTGCGCGCTGCTACGGTGGTCGATCACAAGATCCCGCACGGTGGCGATCAGGCGCTGTTCTGGGACGAGACCAACTGGCAGCCCTTGTGCAAGCCTCACCACGACGGCGAGAAGCAGCGCGAGGAGCGCAGCGGGCGAGTGATAGTCGGCGGCAGCGCCGACGGCATCCCGCTCGATCCGGCGCACCCGTGGAACGCGGGCGGCACCCCCGGGGGGGTACTTCCATAATTTTCGAGCGCCGGTTCCGGACCGCTCGCGGAGTCGAAAAAGTGGTCCAACCGGAAAAATCGGCCCGGCGTCGAGCGGCGACGGGCACGGGCGCGGCCCGAGCCGAAGCGCTGAAGCAGGCCGCCGACGGCTGGCCCAGCGCGCCGGCAGGACTGCGCGCTGCCGAGATCCCGTACTGGCACGCGATCATGATCTGCCGCTTGCCGCAGCAGTGGGCCCGGATCGACCTCGAGCACGCGGGCAACCTGGCGCGCTGCTTCTCCGACATCGAGATCAACAGGCGCCGGCTCTATCGCGAGGGCGACCTGGTCGGCGACAAGGCCTCGCCGAGGCTGAACCCGCGCCACTCGCTGATCGAGACGCTGAACCGGCGCGCGATGTCGCTGACGCGCATCCTGCAGCTGCATGCCGTGGTCACGATCGGCGAGAAGGGCGAAGGCGCCGGCGCGGCCAAGGCTGAGGCTGGCGCTGCCGCGCAGACGTTGCAGCCGTCGGCGGCGCACGCTGGGTTCAACGCCGACGACTTGCTGGCGCGCCCGCGCCTGCAGTGAACGAGACCCGGCCCGTCGCGCAGCTCACGCGCGGCGAGCGGGTCTGCGCTTTCATCGAGAGCTTCTGCGTCGTTCCGGAGGGCGACCTGCAGGGCAGGCTGATGGTGCTGGAGCCGTTCCAGCGCAAGTTCATCCTCGAGGTCTACGACAACCCGCACGGCACGCGCCTGGCGATCCTGTCGATCGGGAAGAAGAACGGCAAGACCCCGCTCATCGCGGCGATCGTGCTGGCGCACGTCGCCGGGCCAGAAGCGCGCACGAACAGCCAGATCGTCTCCGGCGCGATGTCGCAGGAGCAGGCGGCGACGGTCTTCAAGTACGCCTGGAAGATGGTCCAGTCGAGTCCGAAGCTGTCGGCGTTGGTCCGCGTGCGGCCGTCGATCAAGCGGCTGCTCGGGCTGGCGACCAACGTCGAGTACCGGGCGATCAGCCGGCAGAAGAAGACGGCGCACGGCATCGCGCCGATCGTCGTCATCCTCGACGAGCTCGGCCAGGTGCGCGGGTCTCAGGATGACTTCGTCGAAGCGATCGAGACCGCTCTCGGCGCGTACGACGATGCGATCCTGTTCGTGATCTCGACCCAGGCAGCCAGCGACACCGATCTGCTGTCGACATGGATCGACGACCAGAAAGAGAACCCGAGCCCGCACACCGTCTGCCACGTGCACGCGGCCGAGGATCCGGATTGCGATGTGATGGACGAGACCGCATGGCGCCAGGCGAACCCGGCGCTCGGCGTCTTCCGAAGTGCGAAGGACATGCGCCTGCTGGCCGAGAAGGCGAAGCGCATGCCCGACTTCGAAGCCTCGTTCAGAAACCTGAACCTGAACCAACGCGTCGAGACCGTCAACCCGCTGATCTCGCGCGGCGTCTGGATCGCGAACAGCCTGCCGCCCGTCGAGCAGGCGTTCAAGAAGGGCAAGGTCTACGGCGGGCTAGACCTCTCGGCCCGCACTGACCTGACCGCCCTGGTGCTGATCGCGTTTCACGATGAACGCTGGCACGTGAAGCCATGGTTCTGGACGCCTTCGAAGGGGATCGTGGAGCGGTCGAAGCGGGATAAGCAGCCCTACGTGCTGTGGAGAGACCAGGGTCTGCTGCGGGTCACGCCGGGGGCCTCGGTCGACTATGACTTCATCGCTGAAGAGCTGCGAGAGATCGTCGCCGGGCTGAATCTGAAGGGCATCGCGTTCGACCGGTGGCGGATCGACGTGATGAAGAAAGCGCTCGAGCGCGTCGGCCTGGCGCTGCCGCTCGAGAACTTTGGGCAGGGCTACCACGACATGGCGCCGGCAGTGGACGCGATCGAGGCCGACCTGCTGAACGACCGGATCGCACACGGCGGGCACCCAGTGCTGACGATGTGCGCGGCAAACGTCACCGTCAGCAAGGACGAGGCCGGCAACCGCAAACCGAGCAAGGCAACGTCGACCGGACGGATCGACGGAATCACCGCACTGATGATGGCGCTGGGCATCGCGCACCGCGATCTCGACCAGCAACCGAAGTACCAGATGTTTACCGCAGGACGCTGAACCATGAACCTCATTCGCGCGTACGCCCAGCTCGACATCAAGGCCGCCGAACAGAGCAACGGCAAACGGGTCTTTCGCGGCATCGCGTCGACGCCGACGACGGACAGCTACGGCGACGTCGTCGAGTCGCAGGGCGCCGAGGTCGACTTCCCGCTGCCGTTCCTGTGGATGCACGACTCGCGTGACCCGATCGGCTGGATCACCTCGGCGAAGGCGTCGAAGACCCAGATCGAGGTCGAGGGCGAGGTCGCCGACATCCCCGAGGACGGCGAGCTGAAGCAGCGCCTCGAGACGGCCTGGCAGTACCTGAAGAACAAACTTGTGCGCGGCCTGTCGATCGGCTTCAACCCGATCGAGTCGGCGCGCATCGACCAAACGTACGGCATCCACTACACGCGGTGGCGCTGGCTCGAGCTGAGCGCAGTGACGATCCCCGCGAACATGGATGCCTCGATCACGGCGATCAAGTCGATCGACACGAAGCTGCGGGCCGCGTCCGGCCGATCGATGCAGCTTCGTGCGCCGACTGTCGCGCGTTCGCCCCTTGTGAGGGGGACTTCGCGATCCGACGGGCGACCGACCGGATTCATTGGCATCCCATCCTGAAAGGACGCAACGTGAAGACGCTGCAACAACTGATCGAAGAGCGCACGACCAAGTCGGCGCGCATGACCGAGCTCGTCGAGCTCCGCCAGAAGGAACAGAACCGCAAGTTCACCGCCGAAGAGGCGACCGAATTCGACGACTTGGAAGCCGACGTGGGCGACCTGGACGACGAGATTCGCATCGCGCGCTTCACCGAGCGCCAGGCCGCATCCGCGACGCGCGTCCGTAGCGACTCGCCGGATGACCAGCGCCGCAGCCGCGGCCCGGACATCCTGGTGCGCAAGGAAGACCCCGAGGACAAGTTCAAGGGCCAGAGCTACACCCGCTTCCTGATCGCCAAGGCAGCTGCGTTCGTCGCAATGCGTGACGGCAACTACGTCACGCCTGCGCAGATCGCAGAACACCGCTGGGGCAAGACGCACCCGAAGCTGGTGCAGTTCATCAAGGCGGCCGTCGCCGGCGGTGGCACCGGGTCGGGCGAGTGGGGCGCGGAGCTGGCGCAGTCCGACACGCGCTTCACCGGTGACTTCGTCGAGTTCCTGTACGGCGCGACCGTCTTCGACAAGCTGCCGCTGCGCCCGATGCCGGAGCGCGTGCACGTGAAGGGCCAAGACGGCCAAGGCACGGGCTACTGGGTCGGCGAGTCGAAGGCGATCCCGGTCACGAAGGGCGACTTCTCCGATGTCGAGCTCACGCCGTTGAAGGTCGGCGTGATTGCCGCATGCTCGAAGGAACTGGTGAAGAGCTCATCGCCCTCGGCCGAGATGTGGATCCGCGACCTGATCGTGCAGGCGAGTGCCCAACGCGTCGACCAGACGTTCCTGTCGCAGGCAGCAGCCAGCGCCGGCGTCTCGCCGGCTGGTATCGGCAACGGCCTCAGCGCGCTCGCGCCGTCCGGCGCGGACGCAGCGGCAGTCCGAGCCGACCTGATGGCCCTCTACCTGCCGTTCCTGGCGGCGAAGAACGCCTCCGGTCTGGTGCAGGTGATGAGTCCGTCGATGGCGAAGGCGATCTCGCTGCTCGTGAATGCGCTCGGCCAGAAGGAATTCCCGGGCCTGAAGGCGACCGGTGGCGAGCTCGAGGGCGATCCGGTCTACACGGGCGACAACGTCGCCGGCGGCGACTGGTACCTGCTGAAGCCGTCGGACATCTGGAAGATCGGCGAGGGCGGCGTGGAAGTGTCGATGTCGGACACCGCCACGATCGAGCAGAACGACGCACCGCAAGGCGCCGGCGACACGCCGACCGCCGCGTCGGCGACGCTGATGTCGCTGTGGCAGACCGAGCAGGTCGGCTTCAAGGTCGTGCGCTCGATCAACTACAAGCTGCGTCGCGCCAGCGCCGTCAACCTCCTGCAGAACGGCGAATACGGCGGCGTTGCCAGCTGATCGATCCCGTCTGAACTGAGGCACCCGCGGGCCGGTCTTGCGCGAGCAAGCCGGCCCGCTCTTTCGAGGGCGAACAGATGCCGAAGATCTCGATGGTGGCGATCAAGACACACGTCTACGCGAACAAACGAGTGCAGCCAGGCGGCAGCTACGAGGCACGCGGCGAAGGTGATGCCCGCCTCATGGAAGCGCTGAAGAACGCCAAGCGCGCACCGCAGCAGCGCGTTGCTGCACCAGCCCCCGCACCGGCGCCGGTCGCGCCCGTGCTTGGCGGCTACAAACGCCGCGACATGACCGCCGAGCCGCCTCGCGCGCCGGCGGCGAAGAAGGTCGCGGCCAAGAAGACCGCCGCGACGACACGCCACCAGGCGGCCGAGCGCGAATGAAGCCTTCGCGCATCCGCGCCGCGATCAACGCGCTGCTCGGCCGACCGCCGGGGGCGCTGTCCATGGTCGACGACCCGCGCGGCTGGACGACCATGTGGTCGAGCGGCCGCGCCGATTTCAACACGGGCGACTGGCAGCGCAACGAGCACCCGCCAGTCGACAAGTCGCTCGCCTTCTTCGCCGTCTACGCCTGCGTGACCCAGATCGCAGGCGACATCGCGAAGCTGTGCTTTCGGCTGATGCAGCGCACGGACGCAGGCATCTGGCTCGAGGCCGAGCAGAACCCGGCATACAGCCCGCTCCTGCGCAAGCCGAACCACTTCCAGACGATGCAGCAGTTCGTCGAGTCGTGGATGATCTCGAAGCTCTCGCGCGGAAACACCTACGCGCTGAAGGAACGCGACAAGCGCGGCGTCGTCATCCGCGAGTTCGTGCTCGATCCCGACCGTGTCACGCCGCTCGTCGCGACCGATGGTTCGGTCGTCTATGAGCTGCGGACCGATGACCTGTCGCACTTACCGCACGCGACGGTTTACGCGCCGGCGAGCGAGATCATCCACGACCGGATGAACTGCCTGTTCCACCCGTTGGTCGGTGTCTCGCCGCTCTACGCGTGCGCACTGGCAGCCAGCCAGGGCCTGGCGATGGAGAAAAACTCGACCCAGTTCTTCCGCAACATGAGCCGCCCCAGCGGCGTGCTCACCGCGCCAGGCCAGATCGGTGACGACACGGCCGCGCGCATCAAGCG